TCATAACATTTTTGCCTGTACTTGTATTTTCACTTTATTGTCACTCGCAAATTTAATAATACTATTTACTGTAAGTAATCTACCATATTTAGCCACAGCATCTGCGGCATCTTTACAATCTTTGTGCCAAGGTGGAAAACTCACTTCCCATCCTAACTCAACTGCTTTTTCAATTAAGTCCTTTCCTGCTTTATCTCTGTCAGGGCATAATATAACACGTTTGTTTAATTTGTCAATCAAATGAGCCTGTTCAGCAGTAACACCATTACCTAATACACTGATACCATCTATAAGTATTGCATCAAATACACCTTCAGTGACTATAACAAAATCTCTGTTACTGTCTACAAATCTATCTATATTAAATACATATCCGCTTTGTTGATTTTTAAGATACTTTGCTGTTTCTTTGTTTGGTGGATTTATATGTCTGCCAGTCCAGCCTACTAATTTGTTGTTGTACATAAAAGGAACAACAAGCCTTGCGTTATACATACTATCATTAAAATGTAATAACGGAAACTTACCTAATAGCCCACGTTGGATTGCATATTGTTTTACTTTATGACTATCATCTAAGTCTTCAACTAAAGAACACTCATCAGGTAATTGTACTTGTTTGAATTCTGCGGCACTATATACATAATCGCCAACTTCCTCAACTTCTAATTCTTCACCATGTTTCATTAAATTTAAAACAACACTGTGAATATCTTTAGCAGTAACACCCAATGTTTCAACTAATTTTTTATATTTTTGTCCTAGTCTTGGACTTGGAGACCAGCCTGTTGTAAAGTTACAATTAAAACAATGATAACTTATTTTGCTGTTTGATTGTATAACACCACCACGTTTACGTTTATCACTGCACATCGGACAATTAAATGTTGTCCAACCACTAGGAGTTTTGCCACTGTTCAATGGCAAATTGTCCATAAGTAATCTGTGTACCTGATCTACTAGTTCATGATGATGCATAACTGTATTATAACATCTTGTAAGTAGAAGTCAATTAATTTCTAAGCAATACTTTGTCCATTGATCCTGATGTTACATCAAATTGTACTCTAATCCAATTAGTGTTAATTTTAAAATTAAAAGGATCAACTCCACTAAATGCAGATGCATAAGGAATTTTTATTTGACCAAAGTCTCCTTGAGCATTGATTCCATACCAATCTGATTCTTGTGTTGGTGCTGTTTCTAAGGCACTACCTTGTATTGTAACATTACCAACAAAGTCTGTCATATAAAATGCTATTGTATGCTTACTGTGTCGATAATTTTTATTTTGATTACCGTACATAGCGGCTGTTACAAATGTATTTGCTGAATCACCTAAGTCAGTGTTTTGTGTTTGAGTAAACACTGATTTAGTTTGAGTAGGTGCAGGTTGATACTGCATACTGCTTTTAACTTCTAAATCAGTTATAATTCGGTCATTTTGATTTGCGTACAAAGGAGACTCAGTTGCACCATTGTCTGCACTTTCAGTAATTGCAATTTGGTAAATTCCAGGTGTTAGGTCTGTTAGGTCACCTACATTAAGGTCTAACCTTGCTTCACCTGTTGTACCGCTGTTTACTAAAGACAAGGGTTTAAATACAACTCTTCTACTTGTATTAGGATTTATAACACTAGCATACAATGTTTTTGTGCCAATATTTTGTAAAACTCTGTCTCTGTTTCTCACAAAAAATTGCAATGTATTGTTTAATCCTTTATGTACTACTAATTTTGTCTGATTCATAGGTCTATTATCCACCGTTATTCCGTCCGTGGTTAATACTAAATCCACAGACTGATATCCTAAATTATATAATGTATGTGCTGTTCCACTTGACATATATCTATACCTTTATTATTACAGTATTTATCTATCTTCTTATAAATAATTTTGATGACTAAAGAGACAGAACTACAAGACAAGTTTCCTTTCCTTACTGGATTGCTATTTAACGAAAAAGAATTCGTAGGAATAGTACAAAATCAAGACGCACAAATTATAAGTTTTTACGATATAGAACGTTGTAGGAACGATGCACATAAAAAATTAATGCTAGAATATGGTGATTTGTGGTGGTGGGAAAGTAATAGACAATTACCCATAGATATATTTTTATTTAAAGAAATGCAAGAACTTCAATATACGTTGCGTACATTTATGCTGAAAGAAACAGATATTTCTTTCGGACCTGTTACTAGTATGCAAAATATTTTAAAGAAAAGAATAAAAAGAAGAAGTATACAATTAGTTAAAAAAATACCGCCGGGAAGTTAAACTTTTTCAACAATCAAATTCAACTGCACCAATATAACCATTGCATATCCTATTGCATGACTGCGTTTAAAAAAGTATTCGTCTGTTTTTTCCCAAACTTCTTTTTCTATAACTTCCCAAGTATTACCGACTAGATATCTTTTACCTGGTCTAATCATTGCAAGTATCATTGCTAGTTGGTCAACACTTGTAGGTGGGTGTTGTTTAATAATGTCAAAATGATTACCAATATGAAATAATTGTTCAACTATTTCTTTGTGTTCAAATAATTCCCACATTGGCTCTTTGTTAAGAAGTCTATCTAGATGTGCCTCACTTTCTATTTCATTGTAAACACTATTATTCAAAAAATCTACTTTGAAATAACCTAGTTCTTCTGCTTCTTTGTGGTCAATAGTGCTGTAGCCTTCAATAGGAAAGAATGGAATAGGTTGAAAATACACACCAGTATTATGTTTATCAAACTCATCATCTCGTTTGATACTTGCTGGAACATGTTTAACAAGTTTTAAAAACTTGTCTCTATCAGCCATATCAATATCTACGTCGAAATCAATCTTCATCGCTAAACAACATGCTCCACTTCATTAATTTTTCTTTTTTCTCAACCATTCTATCTGCAATTTGCTCATCAGTAACCAGACCACTCATTTTCATTATTTCAATCATGGTCATTACATCACCGATTTCATCTTGTAAATTACGCAAATACTTTGTTTTGCCTTTACTACGAATCATTTTACTACAGGCTTGAATTAACTCACCGCATTCTTCCATAGTAATAACTAACATTTCTTCACGTTTTTTCATTACGATCCTTTTATTTTATCTAGCATCATTTGTGCATCAAACATTTCTTTGATAGGATTATTATCATCTAATTGTTCTAGCACTTTTATTAATGCTTGAAGTTTTTTTGCCATATCTTCATCTATTTTAATGTTTCCAATCTGTACACTTTGATTCTCATACCAATTGTAATCATCTAGTATAACATCATCTAATTTAATTGTACTACCTGTTACTGTAGATGTCAATATATCATTATCATCAGTTGTGATAGTGATTGTGTCTCCTGTAGAGAAATAATCATGGCTCATTGTCATTGTGTCTAAATCATTTGGGTTCATATATCATTACCTTTGAAGTCTTCTGCTAATGGAAAAATGTTTGCAATAACATCTGCTACGGCCCAAGCAATTTCCATATGTTCTTTTTGTGTGCCGTTTGCACCTCTCAACTCTATGTAATGTATCCAACTACGCAACGTACCGTTCACATACATGCGGCTTACAGTGTTTCCTTCTGGTAGTACTGCTCTTGCCTGCTCTTTGGCAATACCGTTGCTTATAGCCCAACTGTATGCGTCTGTGGCGGCTTTTATTACCTCTCTTTGGCGTTTATGCCATTCGATTTCTAAACCGTCGTTGTCTGCTTCTATGCTGTTTTGTCTATTTTTAGGATCTTGCAATCTTGCTTGTCTAGTTTTAAAATCCAAGTCTTTTGTAGGATCTGCATAACGTTGACTAAACTCTTGGAAACTAAAACTTCTATGCCTCAGAATCTGCCTAGCAATGTCTCTGGTTGTTTCAATTTCTAAACATGCTGATACCATTTCAAGTGGTGACCAATGTTTGTGTTTCATCAAATACTTCACAAGTTTTTCACTTGTTTCTGTATTGTTTTGATTGTCCGGGTTACTTACTCTAGCACAATAGGCTATCAAATCTAATGCTGATAATTTGTGTAAACTATCATCATATGGTGCTTGACTGTGGCTAATAATTTTTACTTTCATTTTAGGTTTCCTTTTATCCATTGGTTATTGAATTTATTGTTTTTAAATGCCTCTGCTACTATTTGATGTCCTTCTTCATCAAAATGCGATGCCTTTTCTGCCCACCTCTTTTCTGTTGATATTTTTCTCCATGCAGGAATAGACCCAAATGAATCCACAATGACGTCCCAAGTGTCTACCCAATCTACAAATTTACAAATATGACTGTTTAACGTAGAGTCGGTGAATGGAAAATGTGCAAACAGTAATTTTACATTGTACTGATTACAAATTTCCTTCATAAATGCAAGACTGGTATAAAATCTTAAATACATTTTATATGTAGGTTCATTAAAAAATTCTTCGTCATTAATGCCAACAAATATTTTACCCTCATCATCAACTGTTTTTCTGATAGATGTACTTTGTGCTACTTCTTGAGGTGCATAACCTGGTTCAAAGTCTGGTCTATGTGCTACCCAATCTTGTGTTCCCATTCGTTTAAAGAAAGGATCATTACTTAATTTGGGTAAAAATTTATTAAACAGTATTCTGTTTTTAGATTTAAAATCGTTTGCTGTCATCAAATCCATATGTAATTGATTATCAAAATCAATTAAGTCTTTTGGATTAGTTCTTTTTTCTTGTTGATAATGTGTAAAGAAATGATATGTTGAAGTCCATATACAGTGTGTAATTTTAGGATCATTCATTATTCTTCCTGCAGAAATAAATACACCCGACTCCCAATCGCTCCATGGTATGCCTGTAAAAATAGTATCTAGGTTGTTTTCTTCTGCAATTATTTCAGCCCAATGTTTTAACTCCCAATTACACATAGAAAAACTTGCGCCGGCAACTAGTAACTTATTCACAAATTTGCTCCCTGGCATGCCTGTTTTATTTCTGCTACCTCTTCTTTGTTCTGCGAAAATAGTTTCATCCAAAATGGAGGATCGATAATATCTTCTATTAATTTTACCTGTTCAGAATTAAATCTTTCCAAAAGGGAGTCTCCTGTTTCACACAAATATAACACCCATGGACTTATTTTAGCACTACGCAAGTCATGTACTGCTCTGCTAGGTGGAACAGATTTAAAATAATCTTGCCAATCATTTCCAGACTCCTCACTCCATTTAGCAAGATAAACAATAGTTCTTTCTAATGCTCTTATGCCTGGTTCTTTTCTTACATACTTTTTTAAATATTTGTCATATTCTTTATCAGTAGTCCATTGTTTTAATTTAACACCTTCTTTTATTAAGTGTTCAGTATACTTTTCAGGTTCAAGCCATTCGTTAAATTGACATGCTCTACCAAATTTTACAAATGCTTCATAGTACGGGCTGACAATAAATTCTTCTATTGTTTTAGATGCTTTTGCAGTTGTGTTTAATTCATAAAACATTTGAAATGCTCTATGTGCCAAACGTATATGACTCATTTCTCTATCAGCCCAACGTCTTTTTTTAACACACATATGAACTGCTAGTGTTCTCTCACTAACGAAAGATTTACCACACCATTTGCATTCCATACTCATTTCTTAAACAATTCCTTTACTTCTTTATCATCATAACCATTTGCAAGTGCTAAGTCCTTTAAATCATCATCACTATTCATAGACAAAAATAATTCTATTTCATCTAATTTTAAATGTGGTAAAATGCTACTTACAAACTCAAACTTTTTATTTTTCTTTTTTCTACTATTAGGTGGTTTTATATAAGGGTGATGTTGAACCTTTCCGCTACCAGATGCTGTCATTAACAACCATTGCAATTCTGGATGT